GTTACTAATGGCTCTTTTGTAACCAGCCAAAGCAACTAAATCTTTACCTTTTTTAACATCGGTATCTAAACCTAAAAAGTCATCAACATCTATATCATTAGAATTGGTATCCCAAAATGTAGAATTTTGTTTGACTTTATTTTTTACAGGGCCACTTCTGAAAGTAAAACCTTTAAAATCTTTTGAATTAAAACTCATAAAACTCCTTTTATTATCATTTCTCATACAGTTAAATATACGGATCTTTTCTGGTATATGTCAAGCCTTTTTTTCATTTTTTTACTTTTTTTTCGCACAATACCAATTACAATAATTCTTATTCTTATAATTTACAGGGGGATTTGGTTTACTACATTTATCACAATTCATATATTATTCCTTTTTTCTTATACTATAATATACGGATTATTGGACCATTATGTCAAGCCTTTTTTTATTTTATTTTCATTAAATCTGATATGTTGTCGGTAAGCTCATCACCTGTTTTATTGTCTACCCAAGTTACCATATCATTATTGACGGATATGACCATACCCTCACATAGATACTTTGGTCAGTTAGGGTTCATATCTTTTACAATATCTCCTACTTGAATAGTATTACTCAACCTCTTTAATTGTCTTTCCAGTAATCTTCTATCTCGTTGTGATGTATTTTGATTTGATAAAATCATATTAATTAGATTCACAACATCAAGTATATCTATTGAACCATCTTGATTTATATCACCCTGTGGTATGTATTGGGGATGATTGGAATCTATTTCACCCACTTCTAATATTAAATTCACTAGATTCACAGCATCTAAAATATTAACTATTCCATCTTGGTTCATATCACCAAGTGGTGGTTCTACATCTTCCATATAGTTTTCATACATATAAGATAGTGCTTCATAGAAATTAATCGTACCAGGTCTATTACCAACTGATGAATTAATATTAGTTGATGTTACTATATCATAAATGTCTTGACTTGTTAAATCAGGATTATGTGATAATAATAATCCAACCAAACCAGTAACCACAGGTGCAGATGAGCTTGTTCCATTAAAACCTCTGAACCAAGCTGGGTTAGAGCCGACTGAATTACCAAATTCATCCATACCACTTGAACAATTAGAATAAGGACAAGCTGCACATTCTCCTAATGGTGCTGATACATTAATAAAATTACCAGATGAATCAGTATTATATTGATTACTTGTAGTTACACACAATGTATTATCATAACTACAATATGTATGAAATTCATTTGCTATATCTATATCATCATTACCAGCACTTACGATTAATATAAGTCCTTGATTGTAAGCGTCATTGATTGCATCTTGAATTATTTGTGAACCTGGATCCCAATATTCTTGAGTTCCACCCATACTGATATTTGCAGCTCTAACTCCTAGTTCTAATCCACCTTCTAACAATGGAAAAAGTCCATCTCCACTATACAAAGAATCAAAATAAACAAGTGAACAATTAGGACAAGTTCCACCCATTCCTCCCCATTCATTGTTTGTGTTTGTTGTTATGATACTAGCTACTGCAGTTCCATGTCCTATATTATTTTGGGAAAGAACTGTTATATCATTCGTATCTTGATAATATGTAACCTTTCCTTGTAAATCTGGATGAGGTGGTTTATCAGTAAAGGGTAGGTTTTCCGATAACACAGAACCATCCATCATTCCCAATAAAGGTGAGTGAGAACCAAATCCAAACTCTTCTATAGCATCTCGGTGTCCTATGTATTCTAAATAAAGTTGGTCTCTTGTAAAATTGTTATTGTAGAATGGATCATTTATTTCATCGTGATAAGTTATAGTAGGAGCTTCTTCAACCAACACAACATTAGGATCTTGTTTAATCTGATTTATATCACCACCTTCAACAATGACAACATTAGCAGCAGAAGGAATTAAATCAGTTCTCTTTGTTGCATGTTTGATTGATGTTAAACCACCTCTTGATTTTTCTTCATTGAGTTGTTGTGGTGTTAATCTTGTAGTGTATTTTACATAGTACAATTTTGTAGATGATGATTGTGTTGGTTTAGGTTTAGTAAAACTTTTAGGCTTATCATAATTCTCATAATAAGAATCATAATAAGAATCTAATTGGTTATGTAAGTATTCATTCAATTCTACGATACCCATATCGTATTGATTATCAGGATAATCGAATTTAAAATATGACATACTTGTAGAACTTGTTGTAGGAACATTACTACAATCATTCCATCTCATTTGTGGTCCTGTACCACCTTTATGTTTTACCCAATATCCTGTACCAGGTTCAAAAGTTTGTAAATCACCTATCCATGTTTGAATTGATTCAGACCAGAATATAGCTTTACCCTGACCTATAATTTGAGATATATGATTTGAATTATCATAACCTATAATTCCTTGACTATTAGGACCTAAAGCACAACCAGCATCCGAAGGATTCAAATATGGATATGATACTAACGTCCATTCATATGGATTTAAATTATAAATATTATTATATGCATGTAATGGAAAACCTGAAATATTAATTGTAGTGGGTGAATTTGCTTCAATCCAATAACCACTAAATGGGTTTAAGCCCCCTTCAAGAGCAGAACCTACCCATCCAATATTAGGATCAGGATGTATTGTAGCCGCTGTACCATCACCAACGACACCAGTAATACTTCCATCAGTTCCAAGAACTGAAGGTAAAGAATTGTCTACCATTTCTAATGGAAAGGAAACTAAGTTCCAACCAAAGTCTAAATTTATTGTTAAGTTAGAACCACCAAAACAAACATCATATGTAGTCTCACCAGGTTCAGCTATTAAGTAAGCTGGCATCCAAACAGCTGATAAACCACTTGAAAATTGTTCTATTAAATTATCTTCAAAATATAAATTAGATAACTCACCACATAAATTCTCATTTACTATTTCAAAAATTTCACCAGTTTCCGCTCTGTAATATCTAAAGTGCCCATCAAGTTCTGGACTATATACTGGGTCTCCCACATTTGGATAACGAACTGCAAAACCAGCACCATCATTTAATACAATTGGTAAAGTTATAAAATTGTTAGCTCCTGTGGGTTCTGTATAAGCCCAACCAGCACAAGTATCTCCTACAAAATAAGCAATAACATCATTCGGAGATGGTTCAGTAAAAAAATCTCCTGTTGGTTTTAGTGAATCTACCGACCACATAAAAAAAGATTGTAAAGAAGTTTGTTGATAACTCCAACCAGTTTCATTATTGGTAATCCCTCTACCTCTTGTACCATCTGTTGTTGGTATGTTTCTATTAGATTGTCTAGACTGCTGTTGTTGATTGATGGGTTTAGGTAATGTTCTTACTCTACCACCTGTTTGATAACTTGGAAAGTCATCATCCTCATCACTTGAACCATATCTACTATGAGTTTGACCTTGTGAATGTCCTGCTAATCTAGACCTTATATCTGCTATGTCTCTTTCATATTGTTCTTCCAATTGTTCCATTCTTTGTTCTACTATTGGAATACGAGTTATCCACTCAATCATCTCATTAACTTTATTTTTTAGAGTAGTTAAAGTTCTCTGTAAGTTAGGTATATTTATTTTTTTGTCTTTAGTTTTTCTAGTCTTTCGTGTGAGCGGGTCTCTTTGTCTTATAGTTTTTTCATACAACCATTTGGGTATATTATCAAATGGATTACCCCTTATAGGCTTAACTAACTTTCTTCTTCTTCTTTTAAAAAATGGATTAAATCTAAATGACATTATTTTTTCTTTTTATCAGGAGGTTTTATACCTGTACCTTTGAGTAATTGTTTATATGATAAACCTTTTTCTTTGGGCTTTCTTCTTTCTCGTTCATCATAATATAATTCAAATCGTTCCTCATCAGTAAGTTCAGGGTCATCCTTTAAGAACTCAGCTACTTCTTCTAATGAACACCATTCCATTACATCATCTCTATGAGGTTTATAAGGTCTTTCTTGTATAGGTTCTTTATTAGGATTATTTTTATTTTTCTTGTTATATTCTTTTTCCCATCCTCGTAAGAATGCATCGAATTGGTCAACAAGTTTTTCATATTCTTCATCAGACATTTCAGGTAGATTCCAATCCATAAATGTTTCATCTACATATTGGTCTCTTGATTTCTTTTGAGGACCTTTTTTAGGTTTATCTCTTAAATATCCATCATATGAATTTAACAACTCTTCAATAGCCCAAGAGCAGAAGTTTACTTTATGCATATCTTCTGTGGTTTTTTCTTTAGCAGCATCAAATTGAACTTCATCTAAAAACTCAATTAAATTTTTATGTAAGTCTGTCGAGATTATTTTATATTTTTTACTAGCCATAATAACATCCTCAATTTAGTTAACCCACTCATATATAAATATCAATTAATATCGTAAAAGTATAAATTTTTGTACCCTCGATAGGATTCGAACCTATGGCCTACGGATTAGAAGTCCGTTGCTCTATCCAGCTGAGCTACGAGGGCATCATTTGTATTATATCTGATTCATTTGTATCTCTTGACTTTGGATATGGTAAGGTTTCGTGTTTAAGAGTTTTAAGTATTTTCTTCTTATGTTTCTTACCTGCCAAGATGTAGACATATCTATGTTTCTGTAATTCTTTCCTTATCCAAAATGGTTTGTCTACCTGTTTCCTTATCTCTTCTGGATCATTTGTTTTATAGTATGGAAATATAGTTCTTCCATGCATCCACCTACCATCTTCTTCAAACTTGAATATCCACCCATCATTCCATCTATTGTTATTACCTTGATATATCCAATTGGTGGCTTGATAGATTGTACCACTATGTCCTTCAACAGGAGATGCATATGATATAAGAGCTTTAATCTCTGACATATTCTTTCTTAACCAATTGAATGATTGTGATATAAACCATGATTCTATATTACTACCATAACCATCGTGAATAAATAATCTGGTTAGTTCCAATACTTCTGTTCTATCTATCTCATCAGAAATCGACTGTCCTGTCAATCTTCCTATTGGGTCACCATAAACTATAACCCCAATCATCTTCTCTTCAGGTTCGTCAAAGAAAGCGTGTTCACTACCAGTCTGTGTAAACAAACCCAATGCTACTGAACACTTAGTCCATAGTTTAGAGTAATGATATTTGACTACCATCTTCTTAGCAGTTGGTTTATCTATTTGTCTAATGGATAGTTTGGATGTATCACAATATTCCATGTACTTCTTTGTATTTAAGAACTGCAAGTTCTTTCGCTTTAGCCTCCACCATAATGTCAACCTCATTACCATAGGTATCAATGTAATCATACACATAGTCTGAATGAGCTTGAGGTCGAATCTTATCATCTTCTTGTTCTATGTTACGAGACTCTGAATAATGTACAACAGGTACAACATCACCCCAAGTAGATATAGCAACCTCAAGAGCATCTTCTTCTGATAACCCACCTGTATTGAATCGGTGGTGATGATAGTCGAATACAATAGGAATACCTATAACCTTATATATACCCTCATACAAATCAACAACTGAATACATAGTAGCTTTGTCATCGTTCTCTACAGTAAGTCTACTCTTAACTGATTCGGGTAGTCGGTGAAAGTTAGTACAGAATCTTTCCATAGCTGAAACCTTATCACCATAGACACCACCAATGTGAATATTAATCTTGTTGTATGGTGTACGAGATAATCCCATCATATCGAATACCTCTCCGTGTACAGATAAGTCTTTAATACAATTCTCAACTACATGTTCGTGTGGTGAGGTAAGAACATTGAAAGGACCAGGATGTGATGTAATACGCATATTGTTCTCATCTACATACTTACCTATCTCACCAAGTATACCAGCAATCTCCCAATGGTCTGGCATATCTTCTAACTTGTATTCACTACACCAGGGGAAGAGGTTGGATGTAATACGAAAGAACTTAAACCCATTCTCATTGTTCCACTTAATAATAGTAAACAAGTCTTTAGTATTTTGTAAACCAAGCTCGGATGCATAGTTGATACCCTTCTCAGTAAAGGTACGCTTTATCATACTACGACCAGTATACACTTTTGGTTTCTGTTGTGATAGATGCATGTTAATACAAGCATAACCTAATTGATTCATAATCTTACTACTCCCTTGTTTGTGTCGTGGTAGATAAGGACACATAAGGCAACCCCTACCACAACATTGTTCTTGTTTAATTAAATATTCTTTACTTAACATAATATACGAAATATATGTGACAATTCCAAACGAATAATTAAGGTGTGTGAAAATTTATTTTTTGTCATCCAAATCATAAAAGTATCTAGCCATCTCCATTATGCCGGTGAGGCAGGTGGGGCAGAATGAAACGGGTAGAATACCTATATACCCACTATTCATTCCACCTTCAGATTCGGTAAATGAACAATCACATATATTACAAGTATACTTAATCTCTTCAGGTGGTATAACTACTTTACCTGTATTGATATTAATTATCTTTGCCATACTTCTTTATTAAATAGTTCGTCTTCTAAATCGTGTCGTAGTAAATCTAAATCACCTGACTCTGTATCTACTCCCTGATTCAATACATTCTGTATACGCTCTAATATCTCTTCCTTACTCATCTGATAACTCCACTAACTTAATTAACGACAAACTCCATATACACTGCCATAGTATATCTCCTGTATAACCCCATTGAAACGAAGCTATAACAAACACACATAGTATAAGCACTACCTTACATATAGACATAAACCCCTTTAGATTAAATGGGTATATATTCCACGCTTCTTCTCTGAATAATTCTGGTTCACTACCACACGCTTTTTTACTACACTTTTTATTTTTACAAGCCATAATATCTCCTTATGATATATTGTTTTAATTTAATACATTATGGGTATATAAGTCAAGCCATATTAATTACCTAGGTAAAAAAATTGACAGCGAAATGTATACCACTATAGCCCGATTAAAGTATTACTTTAACCATAGCGAAAAACCTTTTCAAGTTAGCAGTAACCACCCCCTATTAGGGAGTGGTACTACTCGTAAGATGAATAAGAGTGACTAAGACTTAGCTGTTGTCTTCAACAGCTTCAGCCATCTCTTCTTCGTTGAATAAATCATCTGATGATCCGTCATCACAGAACTTTTGAACAATCTGTTTCACGAAGGTTCTCTCACTATCTACACCACCTGTACTATCATACTGAGGATAGATACTGACCTCAGCCGCTTCTTCTAATGAGAACCCATCAAATAGTAAGCCCGCAATCTCGACGGTGGTTCTTGTACTGATACCACTTGTGATTCTCGCTGTGTCACTATTAGACTCAGTTCTTGTTAGAGTAGCTATCTTAGCCACATTACCTAATACTACAGAGTCAACCGATGGGAACATCATATTAAGAAGAGCGTTCTCATCATCCTCATTAAGTACATCCATCTCAACGATAGTGAACCTATCCATTAGAGCCTTATCCATAACTCTTGTAGATGTATACTCATTACCGATGTTAG